AAAATCACAACATTCAAATGCATTGATTGTAGTTTGGACTATACAAACGGTGTTGTAAAACGGACATACGGTCGAAACACCCATGCATCACTTATATTGCGAGAATTGGCTCGAGATGCAGGTCTTGCGATTGGTGATATAGATTTACCAATCGACTTTATTTATCGTTCTGGCAAAACTCTTAATGGAAAGATTAAGTTTCAAATTGCTGAAATTGCGAAAGATTGTAAGGCAAAACAGTATGTAAATAAAAATCGACTTTATGTACGTGATCGAGCTAAAGGTGACAAAATAGGGCTGGATATATCGAAAGAAACTGGCTTGATTGATGAACCGGAGGAAGTCGAAGAGGAAGTAAAGGATGAGAAAAAGTCTAAATCCAAGAGTCCAAAGAAGAAAAAGTTAAAAGGCTACAAAGTTAAGTTGTTGTTAAATCATAAAATCACAACAGATGTCATTATTAAACTTACATCTAGAAAAGTTAGTGGAGTATTCCGTGTATCAAAAGGTGAGCATAAGGGGGATACGTCTGGAACAGAGTACTATACGGTATGTGAGGTGGTGCCAGTATGACGAAAACATCAATGACACAATTCGTGAGTGAAAACATTGAGGAAAATTTGATGAATATGAATACATGCCTAATATGCGAAGTACTTGAAGTAGACATGAATTTGTATAAAGCTGATGTTCTTCCTAAAAATGATCCAGAAGCAACGCCAATTTTAGATGTGCCTATAGCATTTCATCAAACAGACCAATTTACTATTCAAATCCCATACAAAAAAGGAGACAAAGTGCTCGTTGTGTGCTCACAAGCTGATATTGATCCCATTATGTTTGGTGGAGGAGAAGCTGCTAGTCGCTCATTTAGTGCTAACGACGCGCTAATAATAGGTGGCCTGAATCTTTTTAACACACCGATACAAAATGAACATCCTAATGACGTAGTAATTGGTACGAAAGATTTCTCTACCAAAATAGTTATAAATGAAGTTGGAGAAATAAGTATAAAATCTTCTAAGTTTAAAGTCGAAGCTGATGATATAGAGTTTGTTGGTGGTACTATCACTGCTAATGGTGAAGATTTAACTACTGATTTAGTGTAATGGGGGGATTCCATGCATACCCTTAAATATAACGATAATGGGGATTGGGTTCTAAACGAGCTTGTATATGGTGATGACCAGTTAATTCAAAACTATAAGCAATTATTACGAACTCGAGTAACAGAATGGATGTTTGATGATTACCATGGCTTTAGACGAGATGTAATCGAAAAAAAACTACCGAATAAAAAGGAAATTGTACAAGCTATGCACGATTGCTTGTATCAAGAACCTCGAACAGCAGAGGTACTTAGTGTGGAATATGAATTTAATCGTATTAAAAGGTTTTTATCTATTAACTTTAGAGTTCGTACTACAAATGGCAAGGAGATAGGAGGGGAAGCAGTTGTTAACCAAATATGGGTTTAAAAGAATGCGTACAGCAGATTACTTACCGATAATCCAAGAGTTAGCAAGAGAATTGTTTGGTGAGGATGCTGACCTATCAGACCGTACTCCTTTAGGAAAATTTATTTATCTGATGGCACAGCAAAAAGCTGAAGATAATGAGGAACTCGAACAAGTTTATAATGCTCGCTTTGTTGATACTTCAGAAGGAGCATCATTAGATGCTAATGTTAAACGTGTAATTACTCGCAAACGGTGGACTAAAGCAACTGGTGAGGTCATCGTCAATTTAGACAAAGGCGCAAAGATTAATATAGGTGATTTATTTCGAACAAAGTACAATGTGTATTTTAAAGCTTTAGAGGCCATAGATGCAATTGAAGATGGAAGCTACCGTGTAAGTGTAGAGGCCCTCGAATATGGCGCTATAGGTAATGTAGAACCTAATGATATTTCTATTATTGTAAATCCTCAATCAGGCATCAATTCGGTAACGAATCAAGATGCTTTTTTTAATGGTCAAGATGAAGAAATGGACGAAAAATTACAAGATCGTTATTACGAATCATTGGGAAAGCTAGGCTCTAGGCGTGTTGAATCTATTGAAGCGAATGTACTTGATGACGTGGAAGGAGTACGTGCTGCTGTTGTGATTGAAAATGACACAAATGTTGAAGATGCAGATGGTCGGCCTCCAAATTCGTTCGAA